AAAGTTGTACGGAGTAAAATAATAAAATGGCACAAGAAACATTAAAAATTACGATAACCGCTGACAATAAACAAGCGGTTCAAAATATACAGGAAACTGTTACTGCCACAACTCAATTGGGTGCTGCCTTTAAGAAAGTTGCTCCAGCAAGTAATCAAGCGACACAGGCTTTGGTCAATGTTTCAAGGGTTGCTCAAGATGCTCCATACGGATTTATTGGTATTGCGAATAACTTAAACCCTTTATTAGAATCCTTCCAAAGATTAAAAGAGACAAGCGGTTCAGCAGGTAGTGCTTTAAAAGAGATGGCGAAGGGTTTAATGGGTCCAGCAGGTATCGGTCTAGCATTGGGTGTGGTTTCATCTTTGATAGTCGCATTTGGTCCGAAAATAGCAAGTTTTATTAATGGAACAACCGAAGCAAGTAAAGCACAAGACAAATTAAAAGAAAGTTTAGATAAAGCACAAGCATCTGCAAGTGAAAATGGTATTAAATTACTTGCTTATATTAATGTTGCTGAAAACGCAAACAATACGGATGCAAGGAGAAAGGAAGCATTAGATGCAGTTAAGAATGAATTAGGTAAAGTAAATGCTGCTTATACAACTAGTATTAAAACAACGGATGATGCTAAAAACGCAGTCAAATTATATACAGAGGCTTTAGTTGCACAAGCAATTACTTCAAGATATATAGATGAAATTGCGGATAAGAATATAAAATTAACCGATGCTACAAAATTAGCAACAAAAGCTGGTCAAGAATATGTTGCAAGTGTAGAGAGGTCTAAAAATATGATTAATGGTTATGTAGATGCTTCCGTAACAGTTGCAGCCGTAACCAATAGAGATAAAGATGCGTACATAGCAGCAGGAGCAGCAGCACAAGTATTAAAAAATGATATTGATGATTTAAATACATCAGTAACAACAACAATACAAAATGCTTTGAATAATCCATACTATGTAATGGATAAAAGTGCAAAAGAATTAGATAAAACTATTATAGAAGTAACTAAAAACTATAAAGCGTTTACTAAATTAACTGCTGAACAAGTTGGAACAATTTTACCAACTGATAAACCTGTTTCACCTGTTGCACCAGCAGCACCACAAATGTTAGGACAAAGAGGTCCATCACAAGCCATTATTGATGCAGCAGCAATATCAGCAGCTGCAAGAGAACAACTTAAATTTAATTATTTATTAAACGAAGCAGCAACAACTGCAACATTTTTAGCAGAAGGTGTTGGCAATATATTTCAATCACTTGTTCAAGGTGAAAATCTTGGTGAATCAGTTTTAAATGTATTTAAAGATTTAACATTACAATTAGCACAAATGGTTATTCAGGCTTTAATATTTAAAGCTATTATGAGTGCATTAGGAATGGGTGGTGCAGTTGGAACAACAAGTGATTTAACGGGTGGTTTATTAGGTGGATTAGGAAAGTTATTAGGATTTACTCCAATGGCTGAAGGTGGAATAGTAAGCAAACCAACATTTGCAATGGTAGGTGAGGGTGGCGAAAGCGAAGCAGTTATGCCTTTGTCTAAATTAGATAGCATATTAAGTAGTGCATTTACAAGCGGTGCAAATTCGGGTGGTGGAATGTCAAACGGAGGTTCATTTGTATTAAGAGGCAATGATTTGGTTTTAGCATTACAAAGGTCTAATTCATCATTAAATTTAAGGCGAGGTGGCATATAACTTAAAATACCAAATAACTGCTGCAACCAAAAACAATGAAGTTGCGGTTGTGGAAATGTATATTGATGAAGTAGTTGCTGCGGTAATTGAATATCCTGCAACTGCAATTCAGTTGCAATACATACCAAGAAGTGATGATATTTACGAACCTATTTATGCAAGTCAGTTAAATGTTAGTATTGATGTAACGGATGATGATGATAATATGCCTGACTTTACAACTTTAAACGATAGGAAATATTTAGTTAAGTTATTTATAGATGGTGTTATTTATTGGCAAGGTTGGGTTTTAAGTGATTTGGTACAATACTCATTTACCACAGGTAGAAAAGAATTATCTTTTAATGCTATTGATGGGCTTGGAATGTTAGATTATATTCCATTTACTTATGTTGAAACTAATGTGGCAGGTAACACAAAATTAAGCCCACAAAGCACACTTTATTTTTTATATTCTTGTTTGGCTAAAATAGGATTCCCAACAGGATTGAATCTTATTACTGCTTGTTCTTATTATGCAGCTGGTATGTTAAATAGGGGTGATGGTAGTCAATACGAACCATTTAATCAAAGTTATTTACGACCTGTTTACTTCCAAAATGATGATGAAACATACGAGACTTGTTTGGTTGTTTTGACTAAAATATTAAAGTCATTTGGTTGCAAACTATATCAATCTAATGGCAAGTGGTATATTGTAGCGGTTAATGAATTTGCTGCTGCTCCTTATTTTGCATTTACATATTTTACGGAATATACACCAAGTGGAACATTGGTTACATCAGGCACATTTAATACATTAAGCGAAATACAACCATATACAGGAAATGTAAGCGGTTTATACTTTACTAATAATAGCCAAATAAAGCTATTTAAGAAAGGTTATAACAATTTTAATTATAGATACGATATTAGTTTCTCACCTAACTACATATCAAATCCAAATCTAAAGAGTTTAACAAGTGGTTTCCCTACATTATGGCAAACATTTAATCAAGGTTCAGGTGGAAGCGTTGCAATAGTTAGTAAACCATACGAAGCAAGTGATTGGTTTAATATTACATTAGGAACATCAACAGGTGTTACAGGATTAACTGAAGTGCATACAAATCCTGTTGGATATGTAACCGAGAATGACACTTTAACTTATACACAAACATTTTTTGAGCAAAGTATTAATAAGGTAAGAGGACAAATACAATTACAAATAACAGGTATCGGTGGAGGTGCTGCAATCTATTATTTAAATGTTGATAGCGTTTGGCAAGATGCTTCGGTTGCACCTTTTGATAATTATTATGAAGTTCCTTTAGTAGAAGAAGATGAAATAAATGAGGTATCAATAACAACACCACCAATTCCTATAAATGGCACTTTAGCAATAACTTATATGCTAACACAAGATATTGTGAATTGTGCTACTAATGTAAAGATTGGTTCTTTTGGATTGACATTTGAATCCCCTTTATCATTGATTACATCTACTTCAATAGTTGATGCAAATAACCAATATCAATTAGAAATGGATTTGCCTTTAGGTTACCCTATTTATAGCGGTGATGGTGTAAATAGAACACAGGCAAATATGGCTTACGGAACTATCCAACAATTAGTATCAGGGAATTTTGTATCAGCAACAGGATGGTATCGTTACGGACCTTATACAACCCCTACGGATGGTTTAAGCCAAACTATAATGAAGGAATACATAAACAATTATAGAAGGAACTTAATAAATGTTGATTGTAACTTATTTGGAATAACTACAACCAACGGAAATTTTGCTGCTAATAAGTTATTACAAATATTAGATACTGACCCAGCACAAATAAACATACAAGATAATAGATATATGACAGGCAATATGACTATTGACATAGTAGGATGTGAAACTCAAGCTACTTTATTAGATATTTCTAATGAGGAACTTGCAAGCACAATAGAAACAATATTCACAGTAAACGGAGTACCTTTTAATTAATTAACTTTGTAATATGGCAGATAAAGTACAGGGCAAAAATATAATGTTGTATTATTTTGAACCACCTTCGGTTACATATCCAGCAGGTAGGGATATTGCTTTTTCGTGTTCAACAAATTGCACATTTAGTGTAAGCGTTGACCAAAAAGAGGTAACAAGCCAAACGAGTGCTTGGTATAGAGAATACAAGAATGATACTGCAACTTGGAGTGTAACTTGTGATGGTCTTATAACTTTGGATGGTTATGGCTATTTATTTTTACTTGAGCAACAACAAGACCGCACTACAATTTTAGTAAAGTTTGTTATTGACAACGGAGTTGATGGTTTGGTAGTAATTAGTGGGGATTGCAATTTGACAAGTTTACAAATTAACGCACCTTATAAGGACATAGCAACGTATAGTGTATCGTTACAGGGTACAGGTGCTTATGCTACAACAGGAACTGAAATCAATCCTGAAGGGGTTGTAATTGTTGCTGGAGGTGCGGTTTACACAAAGGGAACTGTTGCAGCAGGTGGAGAAACTACAATCACTTATGGCGATATGATAGGCAAGGCTTGTCTTTATGTTTCTCGTGGTGGTATTGATGTTCAAGATATTTTAACGACAGGAACGGCAGTTGATGAGCAAGTGAAGTGGAATAGTACAACAGGGGTATTGACATTTGGAAGGGTATTAGAAAGTGGGGAGTTTATTAGGGCATTATTTCAATAATTTAGTTATAAATTAATATAAGATGGCAAATCAAATAGTTATAACATCAGGTGCTAAAGTTAGAGGTTTAAATGGAGTTTTGACAGGTACTTCAGGAATTGTTAGTTCCGTTCCTTTAGGTGCTGCTAATGGTGTTGCTACTTTGGATAGCGGTGGAAAAGTTCCTGTATCTCAATTGCCGTCATCGGTAGTAACTTATTTAGGTACTTGGAACGCAGCAACAAATACTCCTACTTTAGTAAATGGAACAGGGGATAACGGAGATTTATATATTTGTAATGTAAGCGGTACTGTTAACTTTGGAGCGGGTCCTATAGCTTTTGTGGTGGGAGACTGGGTGCTATACGGCTCGGGTCAATGGCAAAAATCAAGTGGACAAAATGGAACAGTTACGAGTGTAGCGGTTACTGAAAGCGGAGATAGTTTAAATATTACAGGCTCACCCATTACTACAAGCGGAACGATTAACATAGGATTCAACGGAACTAATCTACAATATGTAAATGGAGCAGGAAATTTGACCACATTCCCTACATTAATCACTTCCATAGGTTTATCTATGCCGAGTGCTTTTAGTGTCGCAAATAGCCCTTTAACGGCTAATGGAACGATTGCAGTAACAGGAGCAGGTGTTGCTTCACAATATATCAGGGGAGATGGTACTTTGGCTAACTTTCCGACATCTGGAGGTGGTGGAAGTTCTGTTTCTTATTATTTAAATGGAAGTATTAATCAAGGTACAATAGGCGGTGTTACTTATTATGAAATGAATAAAGTGCCAGTGATAGGTGCTGGAACTGATTTTTCAAGAGGTAGTAATGGATATATTGCATCTTTTTTAACGGATGCTAATGACCCAGCTTTATTAGAAATCCCAGCTGGTAATTGGAATTTTGAAACATATTTAAGTGCTTCAAGCGGTGGTGGTAGTCCAACTTTTTACATTGAGTTGTATAAATACGATGGCACTACTTTTACGTTGATTGCATCTAATAGTGCATTCCCTAAATTAATTAATGATGGAACAAGTATTGAGGCTTACTTTAGTGCTTTAGCCGTTCCTCAAACAAGTTTAACTTTAACGGATAGATTAGCAGTTCGTATTTATGTAACAACGGCTGGAAGGACAATTACTTTACACACAGAAAATAGCCATTTATGTCAAGTTATTACTACATTTAGTACAGGTATTACTGCATTGAATGGTTTGACTGCTCAAGTGCAATACTTTCAAGTAGGAACGAGTGGAAGTGATTTCAATATCTCAAGTACAACGGCTACGCATACTTTTAACATTCCTGATGCGAGTGCAACTGCAAGGGGATTGATTACAACAGGAACTCAAACGATAGCAGGAACAAAGTCTTTTGGTATAGTTAAATTTGATGGTGGAATATATCTTAAAGATAGTGCTATAACAAGCATTATAAGTGGATATACAGCAATAGGTTCAGTTACAGGGGGAATATATATAAGTTTAAATGGTTCTATATATCAAAGTACTTTAGCTTTTAATAGTGCCGCAGATTTTACATATCAATTTCCTTCAGCAAGTGGTACAATAGCTTTAGTTGGTGGTAGTGGTGTAGGAACAGTTACAAGCGTAGCTGCTTTAACAATAGGAACAAGTGGAACGGATTTAAGTTCAAGTGTTGCTAATAGTACAACAACCCCTGTAATTACTTTAAATGTACCTACTGCAAGTGCAACAAATAGAGGTGCATTATCAAGTGCGGATTGGACAACATTTAACAATAAGCAAAACGCTTTAACTAACCCAATAACAGGAACAGGTACTACAAACACCTTACCTAAATTTACTGCTGCATCTACAATAGGAAATAGTAATATTACAGATACAGGTTCTTTGATTACTTTGGGTTCTAGTACTACAATTTCAAGTGGAATATTTAGAGTTGGTTCATCTTCAATAATAGCATTTCAATTATATGCATCTAAAAATATAACTGGAGGAACTAGTGCTGGAGAAGTTCTTTCAGATGGTATAACACAATCCGATGTGACAAATAGGTCACAATATTTTGCAACTGCAGCTTCTACTGCGGCTGCTTCATTTACATTAGCAAGTTTATTTCATTTTAGAGCAACACAATCTACTTTTGGGGCTGGTAGTACAGTTACAAATCAAATTGGTTTTGAAGTTGATGCCACTTTAATAGGTGCAACCAACAATTTTGGATTTAGAGGTTTAATTCCAAGCGGTACTAATCGTTGGAATTTATATATGGGGGGTACTGCTGCTAACTATATGGCAGGTTCATTGGGGATTGGTAGTACAAGTTTGACAGGGATAAATTTAAATGTAAATAAGAATGTTACAGGTTCTACTACATCTTATAATATCATTTCTCAAGGTGTAATACAAAGTGATGTTACATCAAATGGTCATTACTTTATGTCAGTTGCATCAACAGCCGCTGCTGCTTTTACACTTCCAAATCTTTATCATTATAGAGCATTTTCAGGTACATTCGGTGCAGGTTCAACAGTTACTAACCAATATGGATTTTTTGCAGATTCAACATTAACAGAGGCTACAAACGATTATGGATTTTATGGAAACATAGGAGCTGCTACGAACAGATGGAACTTGTATATGGCAGGAACGGCTGCTAACTATATGGCAGGAAATACATTTATTGGGGCTACAACAGATGATACTATTAGCAGATTACAAGTTTATGGAACGAATTGGGCAGCTAATTTTAATGTAACTGCAGCAGGTGGTATTAACTTAACAAGAACAAATGCAGTAGGTAATGGTTCTGCCCATTATAGTGTTGTATTTAAAAATTCTGATAGTGCAGTAGCTGCGTTTAATACAATAAATAGAACAGGTGGAACTACAAGTACAGGCACAGGATATGAGTTAAATATATCTACGGCAGGAGCAGGTTATATAACACAATCTACAAATGGTGTTGAAAGAACAAGAGTAAAGTCTACAGGTCAAATGCGATTCGTTCCTTTAGCAGCAGACCCATCAGGTGCAGAAGCAGGGGATGTTTATTATAATTCAACAATCAGTGCTTTGAAACTTTACGATGGTACAGTTTGGAGAACAATAACAGTAATCTAAAATATAATAATATGACAAATTTTCAATGGGTAATCCCACAAGATTCAATGGTAACTGCAAAAGCAATAGATAATATGACTGATGTTGTTATCCAAGTAAACGCTTACAGACAAATTAGTGATGATACTACTTCAACTCAAATACCTGTATGTGTAGGCTTAACTCCACCAAGTGAGGGATTCATTCCTTATGAGGATTTAACTTATGACATAGTATGTGGTTGGTTAAATGAAGGAACAGATGTAGTAGCTTTAGATGCAGAATTAGCAGTTCAATTGGACAATATAATTAACCCAAAGACAGTAGTCTTACCAAATCCTTTCTAATATGGCAATAGCTAATATAACAAACAACATTCTAACTGATAGCGGTGTAGCTACAAGTTCTTTGCAGCCAACTATTACTTTAACAACTACCGGAACAAGCGGTGCAGCTACATTAGTAGGAGCAACTTTAAACATTCCACAATATCAAGCGGCAGGTACTTATGTTACTTCGGTAACGGCTTCTGCTCCTTTAAGTTCAAGTGGAAGTACAAACCCTAATATAACAA